CCATTGTTTGAACAGACACGATAAGAACTATTACAGAACCAACCTCTACATCTTCTACCTCCGCCGTGACCGCCGCCACCTCCTTTGCCGCCTTTGCCGCCACCGCCGCCTCCGCCGCCACCGCCTTTTACACGATTGTTTTTGTGGTCATTAGACATTTTAATTGGCGATGAAACGTGCATAGCAACATATCCTGTCTTACCATTACCTTCATTTGCATCTCCACCCTCGCCTGCATAACCTCTGACACAAGGACTATTGGTAGTATTGTTGACATAAACTTCAATGTCTCCTTGACCACCAGTATTGAATCTTAACGCTGGACTTCCGTTTGCGCCTCCAACATTTCCATTAAGATTAAGTGTTTTCTTAAGTGTAGATTGCCACAAATCTCCAGTAAATACTTCATATCTTGCCTGTAGATGTTGCCAGTTACCATTACAGTCTGCAGCAACAGCAGTGGTTACAGTTCTAAAGTTACTGAAAGATATAACGCCACTTGTAGGAACATTGGTGTTCAAAGATATGTCTCCAACTGCACCGCCACGATAGTAACCACTAATTTTATTACCGCCACCCAATTCTGACTTTAGATCACTGAAGGGAATACCACCACTCTGAAACTTTTGAGTATAATATAAATTTAGACTACCATTACCAACAGGACCTGATGTGAAATCTTCGTACACGTTGTTCGATACGTCAGAGTATATCTTGGATACTACACTATCATAACTCATATCGTACATGGCATTATTATCTTCCATGTCAATCACTATGATCTCTGATGCCCCGTAGTGAGCAGACACACCTGTCATATATTTCACACAGTCTTTTAAATCATTATTACTTGTAAACTTTACGCCATTCCTTCTTATGATAGGGTTAACAAATACTACACCCTCTGACCATTGGTCATTGGCAGTGTTAAAGAAGTAGTTTATATCTGAATGCTCTGTTATAAAGTCGTCACTTGATGGAACTATATGTATTCTCTTACCACCCTGAGTGGTTCTAGAAGGGTCATAATCATCATCATAGTACCAAATCTTACAATGGAAGTCTCCTACAGTTGCCAGTGTCTTGTAAACCTTAGTATGCTCGCACATAACCCTTGCTACAGATGGGTTTAACTCATTCCTCTGTAGTTCGGGATTGTTTTCAATCTCGTATTCTATTCTCTCTTGATCGGCACTATAATGTTCGTAATCCATATAAGTAGTGATACCTTGCCAATTCTATTTATTGTGGTATAATATATAGAGTAAGTGCATCAAAATTATGAGTCATAAAGAAGATCTGACTAAGAGAGCGAATGATCTACAGGTAGAGATACAAGAGTTGAGTAAGACCTTTGAACTCAAGAAAGAAGAGTTTTTAAAGGTACAAGGCGCTTTAGAAATGCTCCAAATCTTAGAGAATGAAAAAGCAAGTACAGAAACTTGATGAATTACTAATCAAGAAATCTAATCCTAGACTTTACAGACAAATGTATGGTGAATATGAAAAAAAAGTTCACTGTTGCCCTAAATGTGGTAATTTATTTGTGGAATAGGGTTGACATATAATAAAGATCATGTTAGAATGGGTGCATGAAACAATTTCCCCCTGCTATTAAAGAATACATACCACTCAAGGGAAGCGGTGTGGCGTATCTCTATGAGTACACCAATATCGAGAACATGATGAAGTATGTTGGTATTCACTTAGGATTGCCTGAGGACACTTATCTTGAGAGTTCAAAGAATCCTGAGTTTAGAAAGGTAATGGCAGGGTCAGAACCTGTTTTAATATTCAAAATACTACAATACGGAACATACAAACAAATGCAAGACGCTGAACACGCAATCCTCTCTGAGGTAGATGCGAGAAACAATCCAAACTATTACAATCAGAGTAATGGTTCGCCTTCATTCTCACACAAGTCATTAGACATAGAAAAGTGTATTGAGATTGACAGAAGAAGAAGAAATGGAGATTTCAACATAGGTAAAAGACCTATTGACGATTGGGTAGATGTTCCAAGATTTCAAGGTAGAGCAGATGAACTAGACCACAAATCAGTTCGTAAGATCAAAGGATTGATCGAAGCAAATGGCGGTAACACAGACAACTGTGACCCCATATTCATCATACTTGGAGAGTTGAACAATGGAAACCATACTCTCACTGCTGCATCAGAGTGTGCCAAGGTAATTGACATACCAGTTGCAATCTTGCCTGATGATATTGGTATGACTCTATCTGATCTTGAGATTGATTACTTATCTAAACTTGCTAACAGGGAAGATGAGAAGCACAAAACATCAAACAGTAAGAAAGATATTGTAAAAACTCTGGTTAAGAACAAACTTGCAGACCCAAAGTTTGACTTTGATTCAGCAAGATGTCTTTCAATTCTTGAAGGTCTATTAGTCAGAACTAAGAACGAACAGAACAGTATCAAGAAAATGGCGAAGTCTCAGTATATTACTGAAAAGAATCGTCTTGAGGGTAAAGTTCGCATCAACTGGGAACTAAAATCAAACAAGTCAATCATAAGTGCTAAGTGTGATGATCTAAGAGACAGTAATACATTAGTATATTCTGCTTCATCAGGTCACACAAACAAACTTGATACAGAGTTCATCACTCATATCAACTTGAACCCTGCTAAACCACATATTGTTATCGTCATACACCACCCAAGTGATGAGGCGGAAAAATCATGGAATAGGACAGAAGGTGCAAAAATGTACAACAGATTCACTGATTTCTTTGAAAACATGACTATGCCTGAAGTAGATGGCATACCAGTTGAGAGAACAATCAGATTCGTACCTATGGATTCATACAAATATGATAGAAGTTTACGATAACTTCCTACCTACTGAGGTTTTTGACCCCATCAAAGAGTTTGTCTTTGGTGGGGTTATGCCTTGGTACTATTCTCCTACCTCTGTGGCAGACGGCGATGGTTGCCCACAATTTACTCATGGTTGTTACATAGACTCTGAACCAGTATCAGAGGTTTATGGTATGATTAAACCAGTATTTGCATCACTTAAACCATTTGCTATACACAGAGTTAAGTTTAATGCTACACCTCGAACAACAAATATAAAAGAGAAACTTTTACACGTTGATGTTTCAGGTCCCAAAGATGAAAAAGGAAACTTTACTGACATACCAAACTATCATATATGTTTGATATATTTCAATGATAACAATGGATATACATATTTTGAGGACGGACAAAAGATAGAATCAAAAGAAAACAGGGCAGTGATGTTTGAGGGAGATTTGATTCATGCAGGCACATCATGTACCGACAAAGATTTAAGAGTTGTTCTCAACATAGACTATTGTAAGTGGAATTAGATGGATTTATTTCCTACACTATTAGAAGAGTATGATCTATCAGGTGCGCCTGGTCTAGATTATCTGAAGAAACATATCAAAGAGAATGGCAAAAATAATGAACATTCACTTGCCGTCAATGGTGTGAGTTCTCATGGTGGTTGGGACCCACTAGATGATGAGAATTGCAGACCAATAATGGACGTTTTACATGAGTGTTTAACAGACTATAATCATAAAATAGGAAACTACCCTGCAATCGTCAGTGGTTCATGGTATAATATACTGCCCAAAGGTGGATACACAGACAGACATCGCCATGAGTCTAGTGTGATTAGTGGTGCCTTTTACCTTCAATTACCAGAGGGAGATCATGGACAGTTTTATGTGGTATCGCCACTTAAACCATACATGATGTGTATTCATAATATACAACCCACACCTTATGGAGTATATGAGATTGACATTCCAATTAAAGAGAATCATCTATACCTATTTCCTTCGTGGTTAGAACATGGAAGCAGAGTTAATAATACTGATGGGGATAGAATTACTATGAGTTTCAATACAAGCGCCTGCCCGAGAGAAATGTTACCTGATGAATTTTTAGAATCAGTTTGGGGACCTTTGGGTGCGAAGAAATGAGAGTGGTTGATACATTGCCATTGAAATTAGGTGCAGTATTATATCCTGAGCATCAAAAAGTAAAGTCATTAATGATTGAGGAGATCAATAATCATGGCATTGATTATGAACATAAGAAAGTTGACGCATACGCAAAAGGATTAGAACATTTTGATTACTACTCGCCTCTATCTGATGACAAATATAAAGAGTTTAGAGAGTGGATACAGATACAGGCAGAGATATATGCTAGAGACATACTTAACTATGATACATCTGATTTCATATTGACAGACAGTTGGTTAAATGTATGTGATAGTGGTGGTCGTCAGAGTGCTCATTATCATATTAATGCCGTTATATGTGCCTTATATTATGTCAACTTTGATGATGAAGTCCACGCTCCAACATATTTTTATCGTCCTAACAACAGTATGAATTATCCAAATTACTTTGCATATATGTTGACAAACCAAAAAGAAACAAAGTATAATCATATCAATGAAGTTATAGGAGTTGAGGGTTCATTGTTACTGTGGCCTGCTAACACTTGCCATGGTTATACAACTAACTATGGTAATAATAGAATAACAGTATCAAGTAATTTGATGCCTAGATATATCAATGAGGTTAGGATTGAACCACTAACAAAAGATGAGAGACACACTGCCATGACTACATCTAGGTCTGGTAAACTATGGGATTATCCTCTATTATAATATGGAAGTCGTAAACATACTACCAACGCCCGTTGCCATTATACCTTGCCCTTTCCACGATAAGGTAAAGGAAACTATACTAGCGGAGATAGAAGAACAAAAGATAAATCAGTTATCATATAATACTAATTCAAAAGAATTAAAACACGTTGGTCACTACTCAGTTATACATGATGACATAAAGTATGGTAGATTTAGAAATTGGTGTGAACAACAGGCAGAACACTATGCTAAGGAGATCAAAGGCGATTATATACAGGAGACAGTACAAGTAACTGACAGTTGGTTTAATATAAGTGACAAAGGCGGGTATCAGCACCCACATTTCCATAGTAATTCTTATCTATCCTGTATATACTATGTAAACTTTGATCCAGAAAAGGATCATGTCAATACACACTTCACTAGAGAGGAGAGTTTATATTTTCCTGTGATGCCTGCTCTGGGATTAATGAGGAATAAGTTTACTGACTACAATCAGGACAATCAAATACAGGTGAATGAGGGTGAATTGATGATTTTCCCTGCTCAGATCATACATGGATATAATAACAACGAGGGTTCTAATAGAATCACACTATCAATGAATATGATGCCTACAATCGTAACCAATGGAGACTATGGTTGGCGATGTACCAATCTATCCCCACAGGAGAGAATGAAGGCATTTGATACAAAAGAAAACTTGACAAACAATAATTGATATACTATAATATGGACAGGGAAACAAAATGATCTTAGTTATCATTTTTGTTTCTCGCACCCAATTATATTATTGCCATGAGAAATAGTGAGTATGGTACTGGCATGGACATTGCTTTGAATCAAATGAGCAAGACAATGCAACAGTATGCAACAGTTGGAGTCTTTGCTCTTATTGGATACTATATCCATAAATTGACTAAACGTAAAACTGCATACTATCATACAATGAGGACTAAGAGTGGACAGTTGAGGTAGTGTCACACTGCTGGTTGCATTATTCCCACAATGGAGTAATATAAGAATATGAGAGGGAAGGTTTTGTGTTTGTTACCTTCCCTTTCCCTTTTTACAACAAACAACAATTATTATTATGACATTGGCAAACTCAATCCAAAAGACAGAGATTCTTAAATGGACACAGGAACTATGTAGATGCCTAGAGGCACAGTACAGGAACTATTCGTTGAGATATGTCATGGATAGTCAGAATGGCGATGACAAGTATCTACAGGAGAGGGCAAGAAAAATTGAGAATGATGAGGAGTGTATAAAATTCACTATCACATCAGGTAAGAAATACTTTAAGATCATTCAAAATGATTACAGAAATGGTAAGTATGAGAGTGCAGGGGTACACGCCTTTGTTGACAAATCTACAGGAGAAGTTTACAAACCTGCTTCATGGAGAGCGCCTGCTAAACACGTTAGATTTGACATGAGAGATCAAAACCAACGTGAGTATATGTATGCTAATTGCGATTGGGCGGGCGGTTATCTCTACATGAGATAATCTATATCATTCTAAATAACTAAAAAGAATAAATTATGGGTTACGATTCACTTACATCAGACACAGAGACACTAACTAAAGTCAAGTTACAGCAAGTTGATCGACTAAAGAAACAACTAAATGCGGCGATGAGAACTATAGGTAATCTTGATGAGAGATTGACTTCACTAGAGTCAATGGTTCATGCTGCCCTACTCAAACAGCAAGATGATATTAAGGCACTTGTTGTAGAGGTCAATACTCTAAAAGGTAATAAAGAGTATGAGGTTGCCTC